TGCCCCCAGCAGGGAGTGGGAATGAAAGTTAAGAACAAGCCTTGACACAGTTTAAATTACACCCCCAGAAAACCAACAAATAAACACTAGCATATGATGTAAAAACATCAAAGAAACCTGCTACCTCAGCCCGATCTCGTATTATGATACGTTTAGAGTTCTCTTGCAAGAACTTCTTGAGCTATCTGCTTGGCTTGTATTCTCCAGGCCTGATAAGCATCGAACTCTGCTTCGTGGCTCTTATCTCCATCTCCTCGATTGGCCAAGATTGCCTCTACCTGATTCTGGCTGTATTTGGTTCGTACCAAACCTGCCGTGAAATCACCGTAAGTAGCAGACTTTGCCTTAATCTTGGTAGAACCATCGGCTTCATCACCTTCGTAACTGAAGGCGGTTATACCCTCGGAATCGGAAGCTTCAGATTTTGTATCTGAAGTACCGGAAGTCTCGGGATGATAGTTTTCTACTTTCTGCTCACCAATGTAAAGCAGGAAATGGTCATCGTCAAATCTGACGTAACTTTTGCGAGATAAATATACCTTTTTCATCGTTAAGTAAATTTATAGAACTTCTTTTTAAACTTGTTATGCAGTTCTGCGACAACGGTGGAGAATGGAAGTTCATCACGACAGAAGTCATTTAGGGCTTGATCTATGAGAATCTTGGAACCTGTATATAGATAGTGCTCTACAGTTTGCCAGACTTCGCTCTCTCCTTCAAAATGGTCGATGATACGATAGCGAAGTGATAGACGCTTCTTAGGTATCTCTTTGCTGACCATATGAGTGCTGCCATCGGCAGCGGTCTCTTCTACCTGTACGACCTCTTTTTCTATGACTGAGTCGTCAACCTTGTAATCAATCACCTGGATGAGAAATTTGTTCTCATCCTGACCCTCACGGCAGATAATGTCCTCGATGGATTGCTGCTGTGATTTTTCCATTCCCTCGAAAGGCACACGAGATTTGCGAGCCTTAACGAGTTTTCCGAATCTTTCCATACCGATTTTTTTATATAAGTTTTTTGAATTGGCGTGAATTCCTAATCCAAGGCGTGAAGCTGCCTTGAGCTCTATTTGTCTTTGTGTAAACCCATATTTGCGAAGATTAGCCACCTGCTTGCAGAGATCATGCTTAAACCGTTTTCGCAAGAGTGCGTGGTCGGCATAGATGACCTGCCCACAAAAATCTATACCATCGCAAGTTCGATGGATTCCCCACGACTTGTTTATTGAGAGATGCCAATCACGAGCTAGGTGCATGACAGCTAACTCCGCCATCAGACGCAGGAAAACTTTGTCTTCATGAAGAACATAGATATTATCCATGAAACGATAATAATGACGGAGCCCCTGACGGCAGAACTGTGTAAAACGATCGTTAAGAAAGCTGACCCCCTCACTTAGTAGTTGAGCCTGCTGAGTAGTGCGACAGGTAACAAGCATGTCGCTCACATAGCGAGCTTGCCAATAGTGGAATTTTTCGGGGTCGTCGATGATATCGAAGCATCTGAGTGCCAGATAGTCGAACCGGGCGAGAAAGAGCTGACCCAGTAGCTGGGCTAGTTTTACTCCAAGTACGATTCCTGGGTTGAACGAGTCAACTACCTCATCTATAAAGGAGAGGAGCTTTCTGTCTTTAATCTTGCGGCGATATTCACTCTTGAGCAAGTTGTGATCTATACACTGAAAATAGTGGTGAATATCAATAGGAAGGCAATAAAATGTATCTTGCTGTGGGGAGTTGAATATATCTCTCTTGACAAGATTGTAGAAATAGTGAGTGCCCTTGCCCTTAGAACCTGCTGGGCAATGGTAGTAGATGGTGTTACGTATATCATCCTCTACAGGATTGAGGGCTGCGTGTTGCATGACATGATCTATGACTGGCAACTTGTTAACCTGGCGATGCTTCGGGTATTCGATATCCTTAGATACATACCCTGAAGTATGCCATGTCTGGGCTGCGTATGCTTCAAGCATGCGCTCTATGTTATGGTCTAAATTGGCATCAAATTTCTGCACACCCCTGCGAGACATCTTTTGTCGGGCATAATTATAGAATGCCCGACGAAAGTTGTCATTTGTCTCGACTTGTGGAGAAATGTTACCAAATCTTTTCATAAGCGGTGTAATGTCTGTGTAATTGTGTGAAACTGTGTAATGTCTGTTGTCTGCTATTTTTTATCCTATAACCTTCGACCGGATGACCCTATTGCCATCATCTACCAGCTAGATGAACTATGTGTATGTTTCGCCATGGGGCGAGGTCTGACCCTGTTGTCTCGAACGGAGAGCAAACACCCCGTATTGAGATATGTTAAAGTTGAGAGCGGCGCCGTAGTTCACGTTGGCATTCGAGACATCGTTGTTATCGTTGAGCGTCGAAAGACCGCATTGACCACCATTGTTAACAGTACCACCACGAAGGCAGAGACGGAAACCAGCACCTAGGGTCACAACCTGGTATTATTATGAATACCGCTGCAAAGATACTAAAAATAATCGGTATGGAAGTATGTCAAAGAACTTTTTTTCTAAAATTTTTTATCGCCGACCGCCAAAGGCGGTTATTGAAGCGAGCAGAGCTCGCTGGGTGCTTCGGCTTCGCCGTGTGTACTCAGGTCTCTTATGTACACCCAGTAAACTTATGTACGCCCAGTAAGCTCATGTAATCTTTAGGCCGCCACGTACACTGGTTCGACTGGCCACTCCTCTACTGCTTCGCAGAGAGCGGCGCCGCAGTACACGCTGGCATACGAGACAGCGCTGTTATCGACGAGCGCCGAAAGACCGCATCGACCACCAAAGTTAACAGTACCACCACGAAGGCAGAGACGGAAACCGCTTGTTGCGCCGGACGTATTCCAATAATATGCACACCAGTATGTGGTCTGACTACCGCCGATGGCGGTAGGGAAATTCTCCAGATTATCCATAGACAGTCTGGTTATCCAGCCTTCGCCTTTTTTGATGGATGTGCTGTAGGCATTCATTCCTGTGGCGTTACCGATTGTCCATGCCCCATAGATGGAAGGCGCTACAAGATGGGTGACTGTCGTATCTTCGTTGACCCTTACGAACTCATCATCCATATGATACCAGAGATGACCGAAAGAGTTTTTAAGACCGAAGAATGAGTTGACCTTTGCTGCATACCAGGTTGTTCCGTCGTCATTGAGAATATTTACGGTTGTCTCTCCACAGCTATCACCTAGTTCTATACCTGCATCCATAGGGATAAATGGACGGACACCATTGTATGTTGACCACGAATTATAGTCTTTCTGGGTTACACCATGACCTAGTCCGCCTTGATAGAGTCCATTGGCATCTTTTGTTGTATTGACGGCAGCCTGAACCTGGTGGGTACCGAAGATAACACCGAAGAGTGCAGCCGTTACGGCAAAGTGACGCATTGAAGAGCAGAGCCAGCCTGTGCCGTTTTTACGGGCTGCAGCACGCCAATACTCAGTATTCTGATTGCTGGCAGGTTTACCTAGTAAGGAGCGGTTTGTCTCATCGAGCTTCGCATCATTGTTGCCTCCACGGTAGTCTGCTCCCGTGTTGAGAAAGCTGACCAGACGACCTGTGCTGCGCTCTAAAGTGGCATGGCCAGAGGCAGAACGTGAGCCGATAGGGATTGTGTAGTTGTATTCGCCTTTGATAGGAGTGAGTCCCACCATCATATAGAATAGACGACCTACAGTCTTGAATGCCAGATAGAATTTGCGGTTCCATCCCCACTGATAATGTCCCTCAGATCCGTCTAACTTAGCAGCCTCTCCTGTGGCGTATTTGTGATGATCTTTGGAGTCGAGTTTTCGGCGGCTATGGTCATTCTTAACCAGGTAGCAACCGAGACCAAGCTGAATAGGCAGCTCTCTCAAGAGCTCAAGCGATCCCACATAGGTTGCTGCCTGAGGGGTTGCATTGTCTAGATTCCAGACACGCCCGCACCAGAGATTCTGTCCCATATCTACTGCGTCTTTGAGCGACATCTGCTGCGCAGTACCCGATTTCTTGTCATAGACCTCTATTTGCTTGTCTGTTGCGGTCATATCTGCAGCAGGGAGGTCTGATACCTGCTTAGCCCCATCGAAAGCAGCGATGATTGCCTTGACCTTTGTCTCTTCTTCTGATGTTAAAGCCATAAAATAATATATTTAATCGATTAAACAATGCGTAATGATGTTCCCACCTTGCGCAGATTGCCTGATGCAGACAGGCGAAGGCGTGGCTGGCGAACTGTAATGCTCACCTCCTTCCAAAGAGGTGTATTGGCGGTAGGGATAATCCAGAACTTAGTAGTTCCCACGCCTTTGACGGTGAGATTACCGCTCGGATCAACCTGCAGCGAATCACCATCTACACGCTGGAAGAGCACGCTCTGAGGTAGGTAGCTCGGAATGAGATTGGCATCGATGCGCTGCGTCACTTTATTGCGTAGGCTGATTTCCGGGAGATAGTCTAGGAACATTCGCGATGGCGCAATGAAACCTGAGGCTATTTGCCCTGCCAATCCATCCATTTGCGCAATCTTTGCATCGGCTCGCTTGGCGGCAGCATCTGCCTCTGTAGCCTTTGTCTCAGCTAGAGCTGCCTGTGCTGCAGCAGCTGTAGCCTGCTCTTGTGCAGTATTGGCTGCACTCTGAGCGAGATTTGCTGCCTTGTTGGCATCGTCGGATGCACTCTGTGCCTTGATGGTTGGTGTCTTATCGAGCCATCTGCGCCATTTGGCATTTGAATCTGAAGGGGTTGTTGTGTTACCATCCTCCAGTGACGCATAGACTCCTGTAGATGTATGAACTATATCCCCCTCATCGTAGCCCCTAACAGTCTGTCCACCATCTTCATATGAGTAGTCTGACTTCCAGGTGCCTTGATCGGTGAAGGCGACATTGCCAACAACTATGATATTTGTATTATCTGCCATATATTTATTAAACTTTAATGACTAACTTGTTTCTACGCTTGACAACATGTTCTGCGACATGGCTTCCGTAATCAATCATAAGTAACTTGTTACGATGCTGGCGGAATGACGGATACATAGCGCCGCCTCGAGCAATGGCACCCGTATCGACATATTCATGCTTTGAGAGGTCCTATTGCCACCAGTTGCCATTGCTTCCCATTTTGGGCGGATGATCGTTCATTTCCTTAGCGAGGTCTGTCTGCAAAATAGAATTGATGATGGCAGTATTGGTATCAGACTGACGCTTGTTTTCAGCAGATACTCTGCTGTTTTCAGCCAGTACCCTTCCGCTTTCTGCGGCTAGACGTTTATTCTCAGCTTCCGCTCTTGCAGTTTCTTGCTTCTGTCGTGCTGATTCCTGACTCTGCCGAGTCGTCTCGTTGACGCCTCGTGTAGTTTCTGCTGATTGTCTGTTCTTCTCCTGGCTTACTCTTGAGGCTTCCTGATTCTGCCGTGAAGTTTCATTAGAACTACGTAAGGTTTCAGACTTTTGTCTAGCGGCTTCCTGTGCCTGCCTAGTTTGCTCTGCTGTCTGTCTGCCATTTTCATTTTTCTCGATTGCAGTCTTGCTAGCCAAAGTATCCGAAGTAGCCTTCTTGGCTGCTTCGGTTGCAGTCTTACTCTCAGCCACGGCATTATCTACCTCCTGCTTCTTAGTCTCCAGCCCCTCCATAGCCTTGTCTGCATTTGCTGCAGCCGTGTTGGCCTTTTCTGTTGCAGTATTTGCAGCTTTACTCACCTTTTGGGCTTTCTCCAGCTCTGCGTCAATATCACGGGTGAACACCTTCATCGGAACGATGACCTGCTTTCGCACACCAGCCTGATCGTCATAGAGGGCAGGAACGGTAGATACATGGTCGAGGGTATTCACCTGTTCGCACTCGAAGACATTCTTAGATCTTCTCGCCAAGTAATCGTTGAAGTGCGGCATCAAGGCTGCACAGATTGCTGACCAGTCTGAGTTCTTGAATGCCTCTTCGAGGTTGCTGTTAATACTTGTATTACTCATAACAATCTATGTTTAAAAATATTAAAATTAAGACCAGTTAAGGTCAGCTTCGCCACTCCAGAATACGCCTGCACCCACCTGTGTCCCGGAAACTTTAGGATTAAGCAAACTTGGCGGAATATATACACACGATAAGCTCTCACCGCCTTTCAGCTCGTGCCATCCACCAATATCAGCAAAGTGTATTGTCTGCCTGTCGTTACCATTAACCACTCGCCATTCTTTACCGCTGCCCATACCTGTGAACACATAGTACTCATCTGAAGAGCAGTGCATCACCACCACATCGATAGGCATACCGCTGGCATCTCCACCATTCCCATCTCCATATAGAGGGACGTAATAATAGGATCTACCAGCCGAAGTTCTACCGCTCGATAGCGATTTCAAGATGAAGGTTCCATCCGTGAAATCTAAGTCCTTGGTATATATGCGCATATTGCCACCATAGATGACCGCTATCGTCTTCTGACGATGTCCGAACATACCTCTGCACCATACATCTGCTGCATAAAAGCGATAACCACGTTTCTTGGTATTATCATAACCTTGATGATACATATCGCCCGAGAACCACATTCGACCATCCGAACCAAACTGGATATTACCAACTACTTTACCGTTGCTGTCAACACAATCAAGGGTCTTAAAGCTACCGTGTACACCAGTAACCGTTCCGCTGAATGTGCCATTCTGACACCAAACACTACCTGTAGAATCAAGCTTGAAATTATCAGTTGTAATCGTTATCTGACCGCCAGAAAAGTTCATGCAATGACCTGCAAGACTTATCTGGTCGGCTTGTATGGTTGCATTGGATATCATTTCACCTGCGGCAGTTTTCGTGACGAACGTGCTGATATCTGCTTGAACTACACCCTTCTTCTCATCGAACGCCTTAGAGAATAATGACGAGAAATCCGACTTGACCATAAGTCCAGATATGATTTCTCCCTTTTTGTCGTCGATACTCTTGTTAGCGATTGTTGTAACCGTAGGTGTTATGGATGCGACACCTGATGCAGTCAGATTGCCTTTGGCATCAAACATTCCTGATGCTACATTCCAGCCGCTTGCATTCTGCTGAACTGTTGTGGCAGAATCTATGGAATCATCTACATCTTCCCAGGCTCCGCCAGTTCCACGCATCACGACGAAGCGGTAGAGATGACCAGTAACATATCCTTTCGTTCCTGGTTCAACCACATACCACAATGCACCAGCATGGCGCTGGCATTCCGCATTAGTCCAGCTCAGGTTCGTGAAGCTAGGTGGAGAAGCCTGCTGATAGAACTCAGCTACACCACCATCTATGCGTGCATTAACGGTATCTATAGCAGACTTCTTCGCGCTTGAGATAGAAGTATTCAGTGCAGACACTTTGCTATTAAGAGTTGACGTATCAGCCTTGTTAGCTACAGTAGTGGATATACCATACATGGTCACCTTCAATTCTGCGACACTCTTCTTAGCAGTATCGGCAGTCCCCTGCGCTGCATCGGCTGCGCTCTGGGCGTTGTCGGCTGCTGTCTGAGCGGCTGAGACCTTCAAGGTAATGTCCTTGGCGCTCTGGTTGATTGCTGATGTGTACTCCTTGGTGATTTCGCCCTTGGCATTGGCTATCTTGGTATCTACCTTGGAACCGATGCCGTCAACGGTCACCTTCAGCTCTGCATTCTTCTTGATGGCAGTATCGGCAGTACCCTGCGCTGCATCGGCTGCGCTCTGGGCGTTGTCGGCTGCCGTCTGAGCGGCTGAGACCTTCAAGGTAATCTGATCTGCCTTTTGGGTGATGGACGAAGAGTATTCGCTTGTTATGGTATCATACTGGTTCTTCAGCTTCTTATCAACAGATGATGTGATACTGCTAGATGTCTGAGTAATCAGGGAAGAGGTATCTTCTCGATTCTTCTTATCCTTAGTATCGACATACTGCCGAATTTCACCCTTTTCTGCATCCAGGTCTATACCCAGCTGCGTAGTCTTGCCATTCACCTTATCAATATTCTCGCCCAACAGCTTGATATTGCTTGCAGTCTGAATGATCTGAGTACTCACCGTCTTGGATAGCTCACTGAGCGGTTCATCGGTGACAGATACTACAGCAACGTAGCAATCTCCAGAATATCGGATGATGAAATCACCGGTGCCGTTCCACCTACCTTCCATGCCTACAGTCTGCCACTCACCAGTATATGATATGTTTACTGTCTTCGCAGCCAGTTCATTTACTTTGCCAGTCACGACCTTGCATCCCTCGAAGCCATAGGTAAGCTGCCCAGCGCTCTTGGCGTAGATGCGGATATTTACATAGAGCTTATCCTGTACCTCGACTGCGGAACCTTCAGTCTGAGCCAATCCTGCGTCATTAATCGAACCGCTTCCCTTCACATATTCCTTATGAGTTCCTGGTTGTTTGATGTCAGCATTAGCTTGTCGCAGACCGCAGTTCTGTATGCGAAGCATCTGCCTGCCATCGTTCTGCTCCAGGGAGACCTTTCTGTTACCACTAGTTGATAGTGATCCGTTCACCATATACGGCAATCCAGTGGCATCAACCCACAATTCCGTATCCTCACCTTCATTCATCTCCCAGTTGGCGATGATTGTATTGTCGGCATCTGATATCTGCTCCAGGAATTGCCCATTCTCCAAATAGTTCTTGCCATTGGTCAGCTCATAGCTGGTCTTGGCAAATCGACTTGAAAACATATTCTCGAGAACCTGGAACTTGGTATCTACACTCTCACCAGTCCTGCGGAGAATCAGATCTCCAACTGCATAGAGGTTATTCAGATATTCTCCGAATCCCTGCAGTCTGCCGAACCATGGATGCACGATGCCTTCCAGGTTACCTAGCCTGCCCTTCAATGCTCCTTCCGGGTCTGTCATCAAGCCATAGATGACATCCAGGTGAGGAGAAGCCGTACCCACTGTGATAATCTGCATGATACCCTTGCGGTCTGTGTCACTGAGGTTGTCAACTCGCACGAAGGTATCCTTCTTCTTGATGAGAGTATCAGGAGTTGCACCTGCCATTGATGAGGTGAAGTTGGTGAATTTCACCCAGTCCAATCTCTTTTCGCCATCCTCCAGGCTTCCGCATCCTGCATCCGTAACAAGCAGCTCATAATTTTTCGTCACATTGTAGTCATTACTGCTATTGGGCATACCATTAAACTGCTGCACCATAATGATGTCGTCTCGACGGAAAGGATTGTATAGCTTACCATCCTGCGTATCGAGATATACTTTGCCCGATTCCTTGTCATAGTGATCCACCTCCATCATGCCCGCGAAGACTCGGTTGTCATTTTCTCCGAGCAGCTGTGAGATAATCATTTCATAGACACGTAATGAGCCACGTACGATGACGTTATCAAATTCTCCCGTCCATTTATTCTCCAGCATTCCTGCTGCGTTGGTGATAGGCTTGTTGTAGATTCCCCATCCTTTACCTGTGAGGAAGTCTGATACAAACTGCTTGCTGAAGAGATTGCCATCAAAGGTAGAATCACCCTTAACGTGCAACTGCTTGACGGTTGCAGATCCCCACGCCAGCAATTCGTCCACACACAGCTTATATTTGCCGGTATCATCTTTTCGGGCAATCATAAAACCCTTCTCCTCGTCTTCATTCGCACCATCAGAAGCAATTGTATGAGCGATGATATTACCCTCCGCATCAAAGCGGAAATCATTCGCAGCATCAAATACGAATTTGTCGCCCACCTTTGCCTTGGAGAAAGCCAGCAGCTCATTGATATTCAGCTTATATTTTCCGGTCTTCGGACCGGTCTGTATGATAGAAAAGCCCTTGTGCTCTGCTTCATTCGCATTCTCGGAAGCGATAGAATGAGCGATGATGTTGCCCTCTGCATCAAAGCGGAAATCATTCGCAGCATCAAATACGAATTTGTCGCCCACCTTTGCCTTGGAGAAAGCCAGCAGCTCATTGATATTCAGCTTATACTTTCCGGTCTTCGGGCCGGTCTGTATGATAGAAAAGCCTTTGTGCTCTGCTTCATTCGCATTCTCGGAAGCGATAGAATGAGCGATGATATTGCCATCCGCATCAAAGGAAAAATCTTCTCCTACCAGCAAACCACCAAGTAGTTTCTGCACTTCCTCCCAGGTTACGGTTCCTTGAGCTATATCATCAATATCCTTGCGGATGTACCTCTGCAAAACCCCTGCTTCTTCGTCAAGTTCTCCCGCCTTGTCAGCATACTTTGCACGATCAGCTGTATTAGCCGTATTGGCGCGCATTGCCAGATCCGCAGACTCCGCCTTCTTAGCCTTACCGGCTCTAGCAGCATAATCAGCTTCAGACACATACTCACCTCCATAGCCAGCCGCTCCGGAACTATTGCCAGTTCCGGAATTCCCTTTGGGTTTAACTATGATTTTTGTTTCTATCATACGACTTTATAATATTGTTAGAATATAATTAGAATATCTCTTTAATCGTTATCTGAGCAGTGCCACTGGTTAGATTATAGCTGATACCTTGCACATGAAAGGTCTTGCCGATCGCAGGATGTCGATACAAATCGAATAGAGAAACATTACCGTGCTCATCCATCAGATTCTGTTCCATGATAACTCTTGGCTCATGCCATTCCTGCCAGTAGTCATTGACATAATGCTGCTCCGGCTTTGCCAATTCGCCATTGCTAGTATTGTAAACACCTAGCAAACTCAGTTCTGTGTCAACATTCAGCGGCGCAGAAAGACTAATGCCATTCTTTACACCGAGCGCTTTGCATTCCTCAGATGTCAGAGCTGTAGTGATTTTCATCTCAAGATCATCTTTGACATTCACGAAATCTTCTTTCGTGTCGCTCAGATATACCAGGTCGTTCTCAGCACCATCACTGCCAACCTTACCATGATCGCTTACAACCTTCACCTCGAACTCTTCCAGTAGAATATCGCTCACATGTGATAGGATAGGCTTCGTATTGCTCGACCACTTTGTATGTCGAAAGGCTGTAGGATGTCGTCGGATGATTTCTTCCCACACACTGTTGACTGGTCCGAGGATGATAAACTTCACAGCACCATGCACCTTGTCACTCATGCGGACCGGAATGGCAGTTCCATCTGCATCCACATTATCAGTATAGCTCAGATTATTCTGTATGGAGAACTCTGTACCGATGATTTTATCCCCAATCTTAGGGTCAAAGCCCACCGAAAAACTCTGCTGGTAGTATTCATCATCGGAAGAACATTCCTCTCTGGTCTTATATTTCATCCAGACATAATCAGATAGCTGCCCATTGCCTGTTCCTGCCACCTTATCGCTTCCAAGGAGCTGCCCAGGGCGTTTTTCAACTACGCATTTATCACCTATTATCAGCATACACTGAATTACGCCGACCTTCGACAACTTATCGGTGCTGTCTCCGAATGCACTATACTTAAACTCGAACTCCTGCGGACCTTCACCGGTAAAAGGCATAAATCCGCCATCATTTTTCTTGTCCATTGCATCATCCGGTATCACCTCATTTCTCCAGTTCTCCGTTTTCCAATATCTACGCGTATAATAGCGTCCATCTCCATTATTGCGACTTGGTACAGTCTGATGCCAGACGTAGATACCATCCTTTCCGACAAACGGCGCGCTCAACCAGGTTTTATTTCTCAGATCATAATAATTAGCCGTCATCCTCATCAGAGGATTCATTACCATTTTCCCGGAGATTACGATATAATTAGTCGTATTTTCATCGCTAGGCGAGAATACACCACCAACTTCATTGCCTACATATTCTGCGCATGGTATCGCTTTCAGAAGGTCCGAGTCATTGGGATAGAATTCACTTTCCTCATCCTTGCCATTGCCGTTTACGCTGATTACCAGGTAATCGGTCATGGATATTTTCGATACGAGCGAATTGTCCTGTCCGCCGTTTGTCTTCTTGACGCTTCCTACAGACACCAGCATCGAGGCACCCGGCACGGTTCCCAGATAGTTCACGGCATCCTGCTGATTGACTCCCTGACATAAATCCTTCACGAGATCTTTTTTCTTGGCACCATAAAAGCGCCAGTCCTGACACTTTCTTACCAGTACATACCAGTCAACCACCGAACCGCCATCGTAGCCAGTACTGCCATTCGCCACCAGTTCTGCAAATCCATGATAAGCTCTTTTACCCTCTCCATCGGAAGCGTACTCTGTCATATACTTCTGCATGCCGAGGAAAGCATTACGCAACGCATTGTTATCGAGAGGGCTCTTGACGATATTCTGCATCTCCTTCACATCAGCCGTCAACTTGAGCTGATTATACGTCTCCGCAACACTGATCTGCGTATCACAGTCTGCTACGATAGACGTAGTAATATCTACCGTCCGAGGAACAATCGTTAAATCACCGTTCCCATTGAGGTTATGCCAGGAGTGAGATTTTCCACTCCTGATTGTCTCCCAGGAGAACAGATAGAGATTCATGCCAGCCTGCCTTATATGAAGATTGAGATATCTCAGAATTTCAGTCAACACATCCTCCTGAGTCCAGACATCATCATCCTCATCACCCAGAAAGAGAAGTTCCGAGATACTGATATCCTGTAGTACGGAATATTGCTTATCCTTCTCTGCGGCCACATATTTGCTGCCATCATAGTATAATGGCTTATCATGACCGCCGAGAATATCAATACCATCCATCACACCATTCAGTATATTCGTCACGATGTCATGGAAGGTACGCTGCTGCGCCTCTGCCTTTACCTTATTATATAGTACTAAAGGCGAACCGACATTCTTATATTTTGAATACTGAAGGGCTGAGAGCGCATCCACACAAGTCAGTTCTACTTCATCCTCACACTCATTATATCCCTGCGAGAAAGTCTGAGGCTCGATATATCCGGCAAAGAGACATTTTGTTCCCCGGTAGATATTCACTACAGCATCCCTACAGGATCCCGAGAAGAATTCCTTCACATAGTTCTCGCAGAGCAAGCGGATAGAAGCCTGCGAGCAGAGAATATGATCGAACGTATCATTCACCTGCGAGGTGATTTCCACTGGGTCATCAGAGAAGGTGACTCCGCTACCATCGCCACCTATCTCCACTTCCTCGGATCGATCACCTCGAATCAGGATATAGACGGAGATTTTCTCTTCTTTCCTGTTATAATAATAACCGTGTATATACATAGCCTACTAATGCTTTTATAATGATGTTATAATACTATTATCTGATACGGATATTACTCCGCTTGCGATTGCTTCTGGTTTCATTCGCTACAGAGCCGACGATATCTCTTCCCCGCAGGCGTAGGTTGATATCTATTGGCGCCTGGTTGTTCTCGACAAGGATACCCTGCAAGCGACTTGTAGAAGCCTTCACTCCTGGAGTAAAACCATCAGAGATTCCGGAACCAACCTGTGCAGCAGCTCCGTAGAGGGATGCGCCATTGGCGATTGCGAAGAGTCTAGCCTGCTGCGCTGCATTCAGAATCATCTCTCCTGAATTTACACGTACCAGGATGTTATCACCACTTCTCTGATTGCCTCCCACAATGCCACCTGTAGCAAACTTGCTTATCATGCCGATGATGCTAGTCAGTTGAGCTGCGCCTGTAATGCCGAATGCGAGCCAGTCTATCCAGGTCTTGGTAGAGGTCATTGCCTGCGCAAAGGAAAGAACGATCTGTCCTACCGCAGCCATCATCATACCAGCCTTGGCAGCTGCACTATCAGAGCCGAGTTGCTGCATAGCGCTTCCAAGCGCTGCGCAACTTTCTCCGGCCACAGCAAGTCCTTTGGCTGTAGAATTTGAGATTCCATTGATGGTGTGCAGCTGCTGCTGGACACTCTGAAAACTCGAGAGATTGATATTACCGAGGGATTGCAGTTTCTCCAGATCTTCAAGACCTTCGACTTTAATTTCAATAGGATTTAGCCTCAGGCGATCGATCTGTTCATCAATATCCGACAATATATCTTTAGCCTTTTTCTTGATCTCTATATCAGGAACGCTTTCGATACCTAATCTTACCTTCAGCATTCCTAACTCTCGCTGCTTTCCTTCCAGAATCTGCTGGAGGCCCTTGACGGCAGCTTCATCAGCCGAAGCATTGATTTTCTTTTGCAAATCCCTTATTTCTTCCTCATAGAAATCAATACTGCCTTTTAGAGCTTTCTCCTTCACATCCGGCTTTGTATCAGTTACCGCACCGTCTTTTGTTGTATTACCAGTTGATAATGACGGCGGAGCCGAACTATACCCGGCAGTATGCTTGAAGTTTATTTTCTGTCCATTCTTGACGATGGACTCCATTTGCTTTTTCACATTCTGCTGCTGGCGGTAAAGCGAAGTCATCTTTCTGTTAACCTCATCAAGCTGACTGGTTCCCTCGATCTCAACCTCCTGCATAATAGGAATAATCTTACCGTCACCAGCATCTATCTGACCTACAGCCTTGGGTTCAGTTTTATTTTTCCCACTATATTTCCTCAGCTTCCCGTTTTCATCATATTTAATGTCGTGCTGCTGCTTGATCAGGTTTGCTGCCTGGTTGGCAAGTTCCCTCAATCTAATCTCATTAATCATCTGGTTACAGTACGCCTCAGAATTTGCGGTAAGAGCCTGATACCATTGCGATACGGTCGAATAATAGCCCATGGCCTCCCCATACTTGCTATTCATCTGCTGCACCAGAGTCTTCTCCTGTTCCTTGCTACCCTTGAAATCTTTGAGCTTGGCGATATTCAGCGACATTTCACTACGTACGGATGATATCTGCTGAGCAGTTTGCTCGTGCGCCTGCTTAGCCTTCTCTTCCGCTTGCGATAGGTCATTCACACTACTTGCTGCCTGGTCATTGCTAGCAGACAGATGATTAATCACTTCTGTAAGAGCAGCAATAGCTATTCCAACACCAGCTGTTATATATAAGCTTCTAATTGCTAGTCTTAAGGTTTCAGCGCTTACGGCTGCACCTGTAAAAGCAGCAGACGCCACCTTACAGATAGGACTAAACATAGCTACAATCGCAGAAGTAACCTTGGACGTAACTCCAAGATTAGTAATAGTTCTAGTCAGAGTCCAAGCTGCATTGGTAGTAATAATCAGCTGAGACGCAAAATTTGCGTACGGCAGAGTATTACCAATACTTTCCTGTATAACATCAGTGAATTCACCAAGCTTATTGTTCAGAAGTTGAATCTCAGCGCTTCCTGTACTACCCATGATGTCGAAGGCTTTACTAACAGTTCCTGCGCTATTTTGCATTTCAGCAGCATTACTCCTGAATTTATCTGCCAGATTACCTACCAAAGGAGTAATAGCACGAAGGCTTTCTGCACTACCGAAAAGTTTGCCGTAGATTTCCTGTTCCAACATACCGCTCGATGCAGAGAATCGCTTTATATCTGTGCTAAGAGACTCAAGGAATTGTTGCATTCCACCAGCCGCCTTAATAGCCGCTGCATCAAACTGAATACCCATTTGCTGGGCCATTTCGGTAGCTTCGCTCGAAGGTTTTATAAGAGCCGTAAAAATAGCTGCAAGCTGAGTACTAACCTCTGCGGTATTTCCACTTACGCCGGTAAGTGTAGCAAATGAAGCCATCAGCTCATCTATCGACACTCCTAACGTCGAAGCTTGAGCCGTAACACGCGGCAAGGCTTGCGCCATCTGTTCGAACGAGGTAACACCGTTCTTTGCGGTTAACTGTATCTTGTCCTGTATCTCTCCAGCATTACTCCATTCCAGTCCGTAATTCTTGATAATGGTAGAAGTAACCTTTACCACTTCTCCTAGATTGGCAATACCTCCCACCGAGGATTTTGCCGAAGAACGAAGATAATCAATCCAGTTGTCTTCCGGAACTCCATTCGAGATAACCTGATAAAGACCGCCTGCAAGTTCATCACGCGCAATCGGTATTTCATCGGCAAGTTCTGCTACCTGTTGCTTCATTGCCGCAAATTCCTTTCCGCTCTTACCAGCCATGGTATTAGTCGCAGCCATTGCCGCTCCAAAAGTCCGGCTTTCCGCTGTAACCTGATTAAGGTCACCCACCATCTGCTGGAAGGCATCAGTAACATTTCTCCACGCCTCCGTAATCTGATTGGTATTAATAAGCTTACCCTTCAAATCTTCTGTGGCTTCATTGACACTATTCACCACGTGTCTCAGGTTATCTACAGCAGTTGTGGCAACAACCACTCTATCTTTACCGTCTATATTGAGCCGAATGTTAAATTTTACCTCATTAGCCATTTTTGCGATATTTAATTTGGATTATTGCGTCTTTTTTATTATATTTGCAGCGTGTTTAAAATAAAACGAAAATTATGAAATACGAAGTAAAACCCAACACAACAAGAACCGCTATTGGTTTGATTTCCGTACTGAGCTTTCTGTTCGGTATGTATTTTTGCGACTTAGCCATGAGACATGGTTCGCCTTCATGGTTAGCAGAAGCCATGGTTTGGTGTCTCGCTGTCTTTTTCGTATCTCTTCTACTTTGGGGATTCATGACAATAAAAGACGACAATATCTAAGCTAATGTAATCCAGCCCTCTTTGCTGCTATCTTGTATCTTTTCATGATTTCCTCACGACTGAGTTCCTCTTTCGCTTCTGGAATCTCAGTCTGCACTTCCTTATCCCAGGCAAACTGCATAATATCTCTAGCCTTGAGCTTATCCTTCGAGTAGGGTTGCAGGATGCACAGGCATTGCATTCTTACCCGTTCCCACTTGCCACGTTCCGCAGCATCTACAGCATCATGCCAAGCTTCATACGCTGCATAGTATTCAGATGGGGTGCATCGACAAAAGTCATCCATACTCATCCCCATACACCCCATAGCTATACCCAGAAGATGTTCCACATCCACCGGATCACCATTGTCCGATTCAGAATCTACTGTTCCTCCTCGCTTTTTTTTTCATTCGCTTCAGCTATTGCGGAATTCCACTTAGCCATATCTGCCGGAGACACTAAGTCGCAGAACATCGTGAAGTCAATGGAGAATTCAATGTTATCGGCTCGGCAGGCGCTCGATACGCAGCACCACATAAGCGCTAACAGTTCTTCCATATCCTCCCAGTTCATCTGACTGACATCCTTACCGACAGTGCGTTTGAACTGGAGCATCGCTCCCATAGTGAGGCGACAAGGAAACTCCTTGCCACCAACCTTAATCATGATCTTATTCATCCGTTTCAGATTCTAAAGACGTTTCACTTACGGCCGAAACCGGGGATTCGTCATTCCCGGCATCATCGGTATTCAGTCATGCGGTTGCTGTCCCTTGCAAGCCTGTGCCGATTTTTTCAACCTTACCACAATTCTCAAGCTGTACACTGTACTTCGCATCCTCACCAGCCTGCGCATCGAGATCGAGCGAAGTAATGATGTACTTACCCTTATACTGTCCAGCAGTCTTGCCTTCACGGCCATCACCCTCTCGAACAGAATAGGTTCCCTCAACAGGAGTTCCAGCCAGCTGGAGATCCTTCAGCTGATCATAGGTAGGCATTTCTGCATTGCTACCCGTCAACACGACACCATCAGCGCTGATACTCTCAGAGAAGCTCTTTACATACTTCTCCTTCCACTTGCCTGCGGAAGCTTCCTTGGTTACGCGTTCACCAGTCTCTGTACTGGTTGTAATCTTGCACCCGGTACTGTAACCCAATGCCTTACCCCCAACTGAAAGAATAAGGTCTGTTCCGTCTAATACGTTACCCATATTTTTTTTCTGATTAAATACATTAAAAACATGCAGGTCATAATACCTGCGATAATAAAAAACAAATCCAGGCAAACGCCGTTAGGAGGCTTTTTCTGCTCCGTTCTAGCATTGTTGCTGTACGACATTTCCATCTGCCTGCTAAGCAGACTTACCTGGTTTCGTAAGGAGTCTCGCTCACTCTCATACCGAAGGCACAGCTGCTGCAAGCTGTCACACGATGCCTCTACGATGATCGTTGGCATTTCACCACCGTCATTCGGCTTTACGTACGCCTTCACGTTAGCACGGCCATGCTTGCCGTTATAGCTTGCGCCCTGCGGCAGAGAGAGAAGATTATTCATCGGAATGCTCAACCGAACCGTGTCGCTCGCTATCGGCTGGGACCACATCGCCATTGTCTTCACCTGGCTTACCATCTGACTCAGACTTTGGCTTGCACTGTCGGCGCTTTGTACGCTTTGCACCAGGTTCTGTTCCTTCCTGGTCGTCTTCGTCGTGGCGCAGCTCACCACTGACAGGGCAGCTAGCACGATGAGGACAAAGCTGGATAGCCTCAATAGCCCGCGTGAGCCTATTAAGTGCATAGCGGGTGCGGGCGTTCTCCTTGTTGAGTTCCTCGATAGCCTTTGCATTATCTTCTGCTGCATCATTCAGTTCTTTTTGTTTTGCCAGGAGTTCCTTGCTCACGTCGCCATACATCTCCTTGAAGGTGTCATGTATGCGCTTCGCCTGCTCAGCCTCCTTCACTTTTCGATTGGCTATCCAGGCGATGGCAGTACCAATGCCGCCCGGTAGGATAGCCCACTGCAGTATGTTTAGTATGATGTCTGTCATCGCCTTTCAAACCTTTCTTAACCTAATAAACTATCAACTATTACTGAAAAAATCTACATTTGCCTGATACCTAACGAGCGAAGCCATTCCTGGACATCAAAAGACGGGCAGGCTTTCTTTGAATTCAACTCGTTATGTCCAACAATACGGATCTGAGGGAAGCGGCTATGGAAGTTTCTCACATAATCGGCAAGAGCCTTCTTTTGCTCTAGGGTGCGAGTATCTAGCGGCTTACCGTCGTGCTTACTCACACCTCCTGCATAGACAACATGCCGGCTCACGGCATTATAGCCAGCAGCACCATTGGTAATCTCCCATGGATCCACCTCAGCATCCTCGTTATTATCTACCAGGCGCTCTATGCTGCCATCCAGATGCACGAGGTCAGTATAGCCCACCTGCTTCCATCCTCTGCCTCCCTTGGCTGGAGGGTCGCAGTGCCAGTGCCGGATGTCGGCGGCTGTCACCTCCCGACCTTCCGGCGTGGCAGTGCAGTGGATTACCAGATATTTCATTTTCGCCATACGGTTAACCAGCATTGTAGCCAGAACGGATTACGCCACCAGCGTCTTCCTTCTTAGGCAAACAGATAAAGTAATGGCGGTATGAGATGAGGTTACGCTGCTGCTGCGGATCATTCTCGGCAGCGCTGTAATACATCTTGGTGCTACCTGTAGCCTTGAACACGCGAGGCACGTAGAATGCGAATGAGCATTGGAACTCACCAGCCTTAGGCGCTGCACCCAGCGCATTCTTCTTGCCTGTGGTGCTATAGGTAGGGTTGGCGCCGAACTCGTAGATATCGAAACCGTACAGCTTGCCAACCTTGCCGTTATTGCGATCCACGTTGTACTGCTCCTTGAAAGTCTGTTCTGTCTCAAGCAGATCGTTCACGTGATCTGTACAGAGCACTAGTCGGCGGTTGGTTGGTGGAACACCCAGTTCATCAAGTTTGCGCTTCAAGTTCACCAGGTCGTCCATACAGAGCTTGACTCGCTTTGTCACTGGATCTGTCGCACCTGATGTTACCAATACCGGAGTCTTAGCGGTGTTCTCATTGGCACAGAGCGCATGAGCAGCCTTGGCGTACTTGGTATCATTGAGCGCGTTAGCGCAGCTCTCCTTGACACGAGTCATCTTATCGTAACAGAGGGCGTACAATTCATCATCGGTAACAGGAACAACCTTCGTCTGGAATTTATCGAGGGAGAATGTCTTGTCCCCATCCTCGAGTTCCTGGATTTCGATAGGATATGTCTTGTTATTAACCAGCACCTGCGGGTCTGCACCGACATCCACCATGTGAATTACGTCATTATCCACGATAGAACTCTGGTCTGGAACGCCTACAAGCCAAGAAGCATCCAGATAGGCACGCATAGCCTTGATAAGCTCGCCTGTCCATACTTCTTTAAGAACGCCTGCGTAAGCAGAACCCTTCGGCATAAACGTTCCTGCTGCGATAGCAACAAGAGAAGCAACAGCTGCACCCCAGAATGGATTATATCCCAACAAGAGTGCAATGAGAGCACCCATAATAGCATTGAACAACAATGCAGTAAATACTTTAATCAACTTTCTCATATTATAGAATTTTTATGTTACCTTGAATTTAAGCCGGCTCGAATCCGTACTCAGCCTTGTAGAGGCGGACAAACTCACCAGGATGATTATCGTGCAGATCCAACATTTTGTCAGATGGAACGGCACTCAGCTTCTCATACTTGGAGAAGTCAGTTTCCTCTGCCACAATCTGACCTGTACTGGTACGGTGCAACTGCGCGGAGATCTTACCCTGTGGCTGCATGGCCGACAAGGTCAACTTCAAGGAGTCAATACCAACCTTTTTGCCAAGCTCGACAAAATGGTTCTTCATACCGGCATCGATACGCTTCTCACTTACGGCCTGATCTACGGCGGCAGTAATACCGGCAAGAGCAAGCGTCTCCTGCGCCGTCTTCAACTCATCAACCTGCTTCTGGAGTGCTGCTGCACCATCGGCCTTCAACTTCAACTCGCCAAGCTTCTGCAAGACGGTAGCTTCGTCAGCTGTTTCACTAAGCCCCAGCTGAAGGGCTAAAGTTTTCAATTCCATTTCTACTTCTTTTTTAAGAGGATTAATATTACTATTCAACAGAGGCAGGAAAGTGCTTTCACTCCCTTCGCCTTTCATCAGCGGCAGCTGTTCTCCATTCGGAGAATATAACACGATGGCGTTATCATTGCCACCGATATCAACGGCACTCACCTCGAAGAGGCGGCTCTTGGTAATTGTCTGCGCAGTCTGTCCTTCCAGCACAAGACTCTTATCATCGGAAGTCTCCAAAATCTGCAAGTTGGCGCTTACCATGCGCATCGACCCGAATTCATACTGTTTCTTCAGTCGCTGGCTCAGCTCAGTGGCTCCGTCAAACTCGATTTCTCCAGTCAGCTCTCCGTTTTCCACCTTCAGGTTCTTCACCAGCCCGACTACACCTTGACTGCGGTCATGCATATACAGCAATACAGGATTGCGCTCGTACTGTGTCAGGTCAATACCTGATGTAATGATGCGCGTACCATAGCAGTTCACGCTCTCATCGCTAATTCTAACTTTCTTTCCCATTTGCGATTCGTTTTTGAATTTCGACTGCAATATTACGAACTTTCCACGAACCCTCCAAAAAACGCTGCAATCGCTTCATAAAGGTATGCAATCATTTCATACTTTTTTGGCAGACTCCCTAAAAAATGCCAATTTTGCAGTGGGTTTCAACATAGCCCGCCATTTTATTCACATTAAAACACAGTTATAACATGACAAAAGCAGAATTAGAAAAGAAGAAAAAGCTCGCCAGAACATTATATATGGCAGGCAAGGATCAGAACGAGATAGCAGACCAGATAGACATCTCCCGTCAGACTCTCTCTAAATGGGCCAACCAGGAAGGATGGAAGGAGCAGCGGGCTGCTACAAGTGTGACTCGCCCAGAGCTGGTAAACAAGCTGCTCCATAGCATCGACACCCTCATTACCGATGTCAATGCTTCCGGTGACGCTGCGAAGATTGCCGGACTGGGTGACAAGCTGGCTAAAATGTCAGCCGTTATAGAGAAGCTTGACAAGAAGGCTAACGTAGTAGATGCCATCGAGGTATTCATGGCATTCAGTAAATGGATGCAGTTCCGGGCACAGAACGACCCGAATATCACACCGGAACTCCTCAAGACATTTAATTATTACCAGGATCTCTTCATCTCCGACAAGATGCAGAACGGTTTTTCCTGCGACCTTTAGTACATATACATAATGGCAACACTAGCAGAAAAGAAAAAGGCCATAGAGGAATGGAAGGAGCACTGCAAGCAGATTGCGGCGCTCACAGATACATCGCTCATGGCTCCAGAAGGCAAGAGCGAGAAGGAAGCTCGCATCCACAGGCTACAGCAGAACTATGCTGCTTTCTGCGAGTATTACTTTCCTCACTTCCTGCAACTCAAGGACAAGACTACCGGAAAGGTGATCCGTACCATCCACAATGCGCCATTCCACAACCAGGCGGCAAGCAAGGTCAAGCGCACCGCTAACCTGAAGGCTGTATTCATGTGGCCGCGCGGTCATGCCAAGAGTACCCACATGGATGTATTCACCCCCTTGTGGCTCATGTTCCAGCCGCTACGCCTGATAAACTTCATGGTAGTAGTCGGCAAGAGCGAGGATGCAGCCTGCCGCCTCCTGGGTGACATCCAGGCAGAATTGGAGTACAACGACCGCCTCAAGCGTGACTTCGGAGAACAGAAGCCTGCCGGAGGAGACTGGACCGACGGAGAATTCAAGGCGAACTGCGGCGTCAAGTTCCTGGCATGCGGTCGCGGTCAGAGCCCCCGAGGCCTCCGCGATAGGGAAGCCCGCCCTGATTACATCGTCATCGATGACCTTGATGACGATGAACTCTGCAAGAACGAGAAGCGTGTACGTGAGCTTACGTCCTGGGTAAAGTCTGCCCTCTTCGGTTCTCTCGATGTAGGTCGTGGCCGTTTCATCATGGTCGGCAACCTGATTTCCAAGAACTCCGTACTCTACAACATCGCCAATACTAAAGGTGTTTTCCTGAGTAAGGTGTATGCCGTAGATAAGAACGGTGATCCGGTATGGAAGGAGAAATGGACACGGGAGGAGGTGGATGCCTATCGGGAATTCGTCGGTTACAGGGATTGGAATAAAGAGATGATGCACAACCCCATCATCGACGGTTCTATCTTCCGTCACGAATGGATCAAATACAAGCGCATGCCTAAGCTTACCAGGTATGACGCCCTAGTCTGCTACACGGACCCATCCTGGAAATCCACGACAGCCAACGACTACAAGGCGTGCAGACTCTGGGGAAAACTAGGTAGCGAACTTCATCTGATAGACTGTTTCGTGCGTCAGGCTACCACCGGAGAGATGGTAAGATGGCAATACAACCTCTACGAAAGAGCCATGGAGCAGGGAGCCAGCATCCAGTTTTATATGGAAGCAAACCTGATGCAGGATACGGCTCTCGACGAATTCTACAAAGAGGGAGAGCTTCGGGGTTATCAGCTTCCGATATCTGCTGACAACCGGAAAAAGCCCGATAAGCTACAGCGTATCGAGAGCGTCGCCCCTTTATGGGAACGAGGCCTGGTATTCTATAACGAGAGTCTTAAAGACTCTGAGGATATGCAGGTAGGTATCGAGCAGACATTAGCCCTGGAACACGGAAGCAGAGCACACGACGATGCTCCGGATGCAGACGAGGGAGCCATCTTCATCCTTCAGCGACAAGGACGCGTCGATGCTTTCGAGCCACGCATTGGCAAGCGGAGATCTCCGAAAAATGGTTGGTAATTAAAAAGTTGTTTATATGTTTATTACTCAAGAAGATTTCAAGGTGGTGGCTTCTGAAGCCGCACTCAAGGTCATCACCCAGGCAGACGACGCTAACGCCGACAATGCCATTCAGGAAGCGGTGGAAGAGATAGCAGGATATCTCCGTCCTAAGTATGATTGCGGCAAGGTTTTCTCTGCCGTGGGAAATGACCGCAACCGACAGATAGTGATGTACGCAGCAGATATCGCTCTCTACAACATGATTGCTGCACAACCGCAGAGAATGGGCAGTGATGTGCGCAAGGAACGCTACGAGCGTGCCATCAAGTGGCTCGAAGGTGTTGCGGCCGGTAAAATCATCCCGGACCTGCCGATAGCCACTGACGAGGCTACAGGTGAGGCTAACACTAATGGCGTTAAGTGGGGGAACGGCCCTAACCGCCACTCCTGGTAATCCGCATTAAAGTTTAATATTCAAAAATAAAGCAAGATGAATCTATTTGACAAGACATTACAGGGCATCTACGACATCCGGCGTGCCGTCAAGGGTGAGCCACGGATGCTGCATACCAAGTTCGGAGACATCATCCTCGCCGACAAGACAACCCGCAGAAATGCCCAGCATATCATATCCAAGCTTCAGCGCACCACCGAAGCTCTTACCAAGAGTGATATCCAGAAATGGCGCAAGGCTTGGCAGCAGGCTATCAGCATAGAAAGTCCAAACAGACAGATGCTCTACGATATCTACAGAGATACCGCCACGGATGCCCATGTTACCGGATGTATTGGCCAGCGCACAGGCTTCGTCCTTTCCAAGTCTTTTAACATCGAAGACAAAAGCGGCAAGCCTTGTGATGAACTCAAGCATTATTTCGACCAGGAATGGTTCTACGAATTATGCCGCCTTATTCTTGATTCCATCTATTACGGGCATTCCCTGATAGAACTGGGAGATATCAGGAAGGATGGAGACGGATGCCCTTGCTACTCGGAAGTAAAGCTTATCGACCGTAAATTCGTGATTCCGGAACATCATCGTGTAGTCACAGACCTCGGACAGGATTGGACTACAGGAATAGACTATAGAGAGCCGGAATGGTACAACAACCTTATCGAGGCTGGAAAACCCGACGATCTCGGGCTCTATCTCAAGGCTGCACTCCACGCCATCCCGAAAAAGAACGTTCTCGCAGCATGGGATGTCTTCAGTGAGATTTTCGGAATGCCTATGCGAGTAGCCAAGACTGCTTCAAGAGACAAGTCAGACCAGCAGCGCATCGAAGAAATGCTTAAGGGGATGGATATCGCTCCATGGGCATTATTCCCCGAAGGAACGGATATCCAAATCATCGAAAGCACCAAGAGTGATGCGTTCAACGTCTATGACAAGCGCGTGGATCGTTCCAACAGCGAAATCTCCAAGCTTATCATCGGGCAGACAATGACTATCGAGGATGGCAGCTCCTTATCCCAGAGCCAAACTCACCTCAATGTGTTTGAAAACCTGGTCGAGAGCGATGCGAAGATGCTGGCAAGCATTATCAATAATCAGCTCATACCCCGTATGATCCGCCACGGATATCCGCTTCAAGGCTACCACTTCTCGTGGGACAAAAGCGTAGATTATACACCGGAACAGCAGATGGAATACGAGAAAATGATCTCTGACCGTTACGAAGTAGATCCTAAGTATTTTGCAGATAAATACAACATGCCTGTAGGCGAACGCATACAGCAGCCTGGATTGCAGCTCTCCAGACCTTTTTTCGACTAAGCCCCGATGACTATAAGGGGCTGCACAGCCGATACGAATCCATCATTGGCAAAATGAATATCCAGCTCACGTCAGCCGATGAGAAAAAACTGAGATACCAGGAAATATCCTCCAGTTTCGACAAGCTGATGAAAGCGCTCTTCCGTCAACACGGCGCACACCTGGATATTAATATCCTGTCAAGTAACGAGGCTATGGATTTTATTCAGGAACACACCGATATTCTGGACTCCAGTTTCGAGAAGGTGGAAATGACCGAAAAGATGCGAGAGCGGTTAACCCGCTCCAACTATATCTTCTCCGGCATGAAAACCTTCCACGAGCTCAACGAGGCATTCCCTAGATTGCTTGATGAGAATGGAGATAGAAAGCCGTTCGAACGTTTTTTGAATGATGTACGGAAGATTAACGAGACCTACAACAGAAACTACCTTCGGGCAGAATACGGTTTCGTACAGTCTTCTGCTACCATGGCCGCAAAATGGGAACGCTTTGCCGAGGACGGTGACGAATACTATCTCCAGTATAGAACTGCCCATGATGACAAGGTGCGACCGGAGCATGCTGCTCTCGACAGAGTAACACTACCGATGAGTGACCCTTTCTGGGAGAGCTACTACCCTCCAAATGGATGGAACTGCCGCTGTACGGTGGTCCAGGTTCTCAAATGGAAGTATGATGCCACGCCTCATGGTGAAGCGATGGACAGAGGAAAAGAAGCCTTAGACGGAGAGCGCTTTAATATTTTCCGGTTCAATAGCGGAAAGCAGGGCAAGGCGGTTCCTGACTACAATCCTTACACCATCAAGAAGTGTAATAGCTGCGATGTAGCGAAAGGTAAGAACGTCAATCTGGCACTTCCGGACAATCAGTTGTGCGAAGCATGCAGAAGGCTACACAAATGCGCTATGAACACTGAGGCATCACGGCTCTGTACCGAGAAGAAAGGTTATATAAAAGAATCCACCAACTTCACAAAGTCTTCCAATTCCTTACAAACAGGAAAGTATTTTCAGACCAGAGACTCTCTAGAACTTGGTCTCAAGCATGCCCGTACGATAGAAGAAATCAACGCCTTCAAGTGGATAGCTAGCCATCTGGACCAACTCTCTTTCATACGTTTCAGCCCACTGGGAGAAGTAAAGGATACCTCAGTTCGGGATAACGAGCTCTATCTAAATGCTTTATAATGTTTTTAT